TTCTCTATGTCTGAAGTCAGTCATAAAGAATTGTTATCATCATTAAAAGAAAAAAGATTTAACGATATGAGAAAGTGGGTCGTACAAAATCTAGATAAAGAACCAGCGTTCTTGTTTAGAAGTATCTATGATGTACTTTATAAATCGTTATCGCCAAACTCTATACCACAAGCAATATTAATAATCGCAGGTTATCAATACAAGGCAGCTTTTGTTGCAGACCAAGAGATTAATATGGTTGCATGTCTAACAGAGATTATGGCAGGGTGTAAGTTTAAATAATGGCTTACGAACTTAAAGATTATCTTAATGCAATAAATTTTTCTAAAGAAAAACTTCTCGATACTGATGATACAGAGTGGGCAAAGAAATATCCACCCTTTGTTATCAACAAGTGTTTGTCTATGTTTTATGACTGTATTGCACAGGCAAACGAAATGAATGGGTACCACTTCTTAGATAAAGATGTTCAATTTAATTTTTTCATAAATAGTATAAGAAAAAAGAAGCGATTTGGTGGTAAGTGGCTAAAACAAAATGTTTTAAAAGATGTAGATTATGTCAAAGAATATTATGATTATAGCAACGAAAAGGCAAGAGAGGCCTTATCAATACTAACTAAAGAGCAAATTGAATCAATCAAATTATCAGTTGATAAGGGTGGGAGAAGAAGAAAATGAATGATGAGATAGAATGGACTCCAGACAAAATGCTCGAAGTTACAATCAAACAACCAGATGACTTTCTTAAAGTAAGAGAAACTTTAACAAGAATAGGTGTTGCAAGTCGTAAAGACAAAACACTATATCAGTCATGTCATATACTACATAAACAAGGTAGATATTATATTGTACACTTTAAAGAATTATTTGCATTAGACGGCAAGACAGCAACATTATCAGAAAATGATATACAAAGAAGAAACACAATATCTGTATTGTTGCAAGACTGGAATTTAATTGACATAGTACATACAGAAGAATCAGAAAATAAAGCACCATTAAGTCAGATAAAGGTTTTACCTTTTAAAGAAAAGAATGAGTGGACATTATCAGCAAAATACAACATAGGCAAAAAAGTAGAAGATGAAAATACCTAGTTTTAATGAATTTATAAGTGAAGAGGTACAAAAAAGCAATATAGAAGTTGCAGTCCTAACTAAACTTAATGCTGACAGCAAATCTATTGTTACTAATATGATACTAAAGGAATGTAAAAAAAGAAATATTCCTTGTCATATTATTAATACCTCTGAAGCATGGGTATCAAAAAACGATTTAGAAAAAGGTACATTACTTGTATCAAATATTGATGGTGAAGATACCGAAGTAGAGTTTGAACTTTCAAAAACAATTTGTTTTGTTCGTGCTGGGGTTCTTGAAGATGAAACTGGATTAGCATTATTATCAACATTTGAAAATGCTGGTGCATTTATGATAAACAATAGAAACGGTATGTTGACTTGCGATAATAAAATGTCAGCATATATTTCTTTTGAAAGAGATAACATACCCACACCTAGAACGGCTCTTATTTCAAATGAAAAAGGATTAATTCATGCTCATGAAAAATTAGGTGGCAAGTATCCTGTGATTATGAAAACACTTACAGGTACCCAAGGTATTGGTGTATCAGTAGTTGAATCTGAAAAGAGTATGGTTTCTGTTGCACAATCACTATGGAAGTTTGGTGCTGCCTTATTACTTCAAGAGTTTTTAAAATTTGATTTTGATGTTCGTACACTAGTCATTGATGGTAAAGTATTAGCATCCACAAAAAGAATTAGTGCTAAGAAAGATTTTCGTTCTAATAGACACAGAGAAGCAACTACTGAACCTTACAAGTTATCAGATGAAGAGCGTATAGTAGTTTTACAAGCTGCTCGTTCTGTTGGTACTTATATGGTTGGTGTTGACCATGCAATCGTTAATAAACAATTATATGTTTTAGAGTGTAATGGTTCTCCTGGTATTGGGTCAGAGTTTGCTTTATACAATACTGCTAAAAGAGAAGATACATATATTGGTAAGACTACTACAGAAAATGTAGTTAAAGAATTATTTGATTACATTGCCCAAGATATTCATAGAAAATATTCCTTTAATAGAGAGGCAGGATTTCAAGAAAGAATTTCTATTGATGGTTATGGACCTGTTAGAGCAAAACTAGATACAGGTAACGGAACCATTGCTTCAATGTTTCATGTTGACAAGATAGATGTATCAGGTAAAACTGTCAAGTGGGAGAAAGATGGTAAGAAGTTTACAAGTAAATTAGAAGGTGAATCTCAGGCAACTAGAATGGGCGATGTAGATAAAAGACCTATTGTTTTTGTAGATATAACTTTCAATAACAAATTTTATAAAAATGTACCTATCGGATTAACAATAAAAGGTTCAAGAAGTACATTCCTTGTTAATAGAGATTTGTTGACTAGATTTAAAGTCAATGTAAATCCAAATAGAAAGTTTGTTCTTTCTAAATGGATAGAGAGAAGTGATGGAGATGACACACGAGGAGTTAACATTAATCCATTTAAATAAACTATTTACAAATCCATACACCATTGACAAATAAGAATTTTTATAGTATAATACATTATTAACAAGTGAGGTAAATTATGGCAGAAGTGAAACTTTTTCGTTTGACAACAGGCGAAGATATAATCGGAAAAATCAAAGAGGAACTATTTGATGAAAATGGTAAAGAAACACATGTTGTTTTAGAAAAACCCTATGTGATTATTCCACAACAAGAAGCACCAGGCAAACCAGTAACATTAGGATTTCATTCTTATATACCATATGGTAATTGTGATGAAGTTACATTTAAACAAGAGAATGTAATTACTACTGTTGCACCAAACAAGGAACTATTAAATACATATCAGTCAAATACTGGTGGTATTGTAGCAGTTGAAAAGCAGTTGATTACTTAATGAATTTCTATAAAAATATTGTAGAATATAAAGGTAAGTTATTTGTTAGGGGAATATTAGAAGGACAAGAATTTCAAGAAAAGGTTGATTTCAGTCCAACATTTTTTACTCTAACAAATAAACAATCTAAACATAGAAATTTACAAGGTCAATATCTACAACCAACACAATTTGATAGTATCGCCAAGGCAAGAGAATTTAGAAAGACTTATGATAACTCTAATTCTCCTATCTATGGTATGGAAAGATTTGCTTATCAGTATATTGCAAATGAATATCCAGAAGAAATAGACTGGCAAAAAGATAAAATTAAAATCTTTACTATTGATATTGAAACAAGTTGCGAAGAAGGATTTCCTGATGTAGATAATCCTGTTGAAGAATTGTTATGTCTAACTGTTAAGAATCAAACTAACAAACAAATTATAACATGGGGTACAGGTGATTTTAAAACTGATAGAGAAGATGTAACTTATGTAAGATGTAATTCAGAAAAAGAATTGATAAAAGAATTTATGTCTTTCTGGATGAAAAACTATCCTGATATTATTACAGGTTGGAACTGTAAGTTTTTTGATATACCATATTTACTAGGTAGAATATCTAGACTAACAGACAATAAAGTTATTCGTAAACTATCGCCATGGGGATTAGTTGAACAAAAAGAAGTTATTGTAAGAGGTAGACCTAAAACAGTTTTTAATATTATGGGTATTGCAATGTTAGATTACATTGACTTGTATCAAAAGTTTATACCAACAAGACAAGAAAGTTACAAACTAGATTATATCGGTAAAGTTGAGTTAGGTGTAGGTAAAGATGAAATGCCTTATGAAACTTTTAGAGAGTGGTATACTAAAGATTTTCAATCATTTGTAGATTATAATATTCAAGATGTAGAAATCGTTGATGGTTTAGAAGACAAACTAAAACTTATTGAATTAATATTGACAATGGCATATGAAGCCAAAGTAAACTATGATGATGTATTCTCACAAGTAAGAGTGTGGGATGTTTTAATTTATAATTATCTAAGAAAAGAACATATTGTTGTACCAGAAAAATCAGAACAAATAAAAGACACAAAGTATGAAGGTGCATATGTAAAAGAACCTATAACAGGTATGCATGATTGGATTGTATCGTTTGATATTAACTCACTTTATCCACATTTGATTATGCAATATAATATATCACCAGAAAAAATAGTAGGTATGAATCCAGAAGGCACATCTGTAAATAAATTATTATCTAGAAAATTAAATCTTGACCATCTAAAAGGACAAGATGTATGTATGGCACCGAATGGGGCAACATTTAAAAGAGATAATGCAGGTTTTTTACCTAGACTATTAGATAGTATGTATCAAGATAGAGTTGTCTACAAAAAGAAAATGATGGAGGCTAAAAAACTTCATCAAGAAACTGGTGATGACAAATATAAAAATGAGATTGCAAGATGTCATAACATTCAATGGGCAAAAAAGATTGCATTGAATAGTGCTTATGGTGCTATCGGTAATCAATACTTCAGATACTATGATGTAAGACAGGCAACAGCAATCACATCATCTGGTCAATTAGTTATTAGACATATTGAAACTGAAGTAAACAATTATATGAATAAGATTTTACAAACTGAAAATGTAGATTACATTGTGGCATCCGATACAGATTCTATCTATCTGAAATTAGAT